CGGCGGCCAGTTTGCGGACCCCGGCGATCAGCGCCCGGGTGTCGACCTCGACCTTGGCCGTCACGCGTACACCCAGGTCGGCATTCCCTGCACGGCGAGGATGATGTCGACCTCGGAGATCTCCCCGGGTCCGCCCTTGATGAAATCGAAATACTTGATCACCGCGGTCCCCGTCATCGACGGGTTCCCGGGGGCGGCGACCGCGGTGTCGGGGCGGATCTCGAACGGCTGGGTCGTCCCGGCCATGGGGTACATCAGGTTCCACAGGCCGGCCGCCCCGTACGACATGGCCGAGGCGATGGTGATCGTGAAGCGGGGCGCCTTGTACGACGGGTACACCCCGCAGAAGGTTTCCATTTTGTTCTCGTCTTGGTCGGCGGCGACCTCCAGGTTCGTCGCCGAGCAGTGCAACTCGACCGCCGACGCGGTCGGGCCGATAGCGATGTACGGGTGAACGAGTATCCAGGGGGTCGCGGTGACCGGCGTCTGGACGAGCGGTTCGACGGTGACATCAGACATGTCAGGTTCCTCCTACGGTGACGGTTTGGCGGATCTGGATGCGCGCCGCCCAGTAGGTGAGCGACGCCATCGGGTACCGGGCGGGGGCCAACGACTGCCAGGGGCGCAGCCCGGCGGCGATCATGGCGGTGTGGGCGGCGTCGATCATGGCGTCGCCGAGGTCGTAGTTGGGTTCCGGTTCGAGGCTGGCGGTGACGACCACGATCTCGATCTGGGCGGTGTCGGTGCACATGGTCTGGGTGGTGCGCATCGGGTCGACCCATTGCAGGAAGTAGGCGGGCGGTTGGAGGGCGTCGGGGGGTTGCGCCAACCGCCCCCCGCCCCCCGCCGCCAGTGGGTCGCCGCGGGCCGGGGCGTCGACCACCGCGGCCCGGAACCCGGCCTGGTTCACCCGATCCCGAACTGCTCTTTGAGCGGCATCAGCGTCGCGCCGTGCCGGGCGAAGGTGTTCTTCGGTAGCCGCATCCCCGCCCCCGACGTGTCGGCCAGCACGTTCCAGGCGGCGTCGTTCGATTTCCACCACTCCACGGCGCGCAGAATGTTCTCCTGATTCACCAGCGGCAGAAGCGCCTGGCCGACCCCGGCGACCGGGTCGCGGAGATCGATCCACGCGTCGATCTCCACGGCGGCGGCGTCCAAACAGGATTGCAACGCCGCCGTGTTCCCCGGGGTGACACTGATCCGCAGTTTCGCGGCCAGCTCGTCCACGGTGGCGTACGCCATTTACGTCCCGGCCGCCTGGTGGGCGACTATCCCGGCTTTGAGGTCGTCCTTGGTCATCGACGCGTTCGCCGGTGACACCCCCAACCCCTGGGCGTAGGCCAACAGATCGTCCTTAGACATGGCGTCCAGATCGCCGAGTGGTTCAAGCTCGTCGTCGTCGTGGCTACTACCCCCGCTGCCCTCCTCGGCCGGGCCGGACCCGTCGGGCCGCACGACCTGCTGATTCGGGGCGTAATACTCCTCGGGTTCGGGAACCATCCGCTCGGTCACGGCGTCTTGACGACCTTCACGATCGAACCGGCCGACACCACCAGCGGAGTGAAGTACCCCGCATAGGCAACCTGGATTCCGAGCACGGACGGCTCGACGACCTGCAATGTGCCGACCCGCTGCTCGAACACCTCGCCCGCCGCGGTGGACATGACCAGCATCCGCAGCGCGCCCACACCGGGCGACACGTAGATCGGGATCCCACTGATCGACCCGACCATGCCGCTGCCCATGCTCGCCGCCTCGATACCCGAGCTGTAAGCGTTCATCGGGTTCACCGGCGGGAACACCGGGCCGAGGATCGGGAGCATGTCGGGGCCGATGGCCGCGAACACCTGACCGAGCCCCTTCGTGTCGGCGTAGATCTTCCCGACCGCGTCCCACAGCGACGCCTGGATCGCCGCCGCGGTGGCCGCCCCGGTCGGGATGGCGACACCGGCAACCGCGGCGGTGTCGAACGCGGCGACAGCGGCCGCCTCGGTAGCGATGGCGTACTGGCCGGCCAGGTCGTTTACGACCAGATCCATGATCTGCGGCTGGGAGAAGTCGACGTCCTGACGCGAAATGTTGACGTAACCGCCGTAGGTGTTCGCCACCGCCGACAGTTTCGTCACCGTCATCTTTTGGGAGACCAGCTCGTTTTTCTCACCCGTCGGCTGCACCGCGACCGAGGTGTGCTGGGTGACCTTGGGCCGTGTCCAGTTCTGGGATGGCATGTTCTGCGGGCCGAGCCGGGTGACCACCGGGCGGTTTGTGTCGATGAACGAGATGACCGGCCCGATGATCGGCGTCGGGATCAGACCCGGGTTGTCGGTGGTGGTCTGATGGGAGGCGGCCCGCTCGTATAGGTCGAGCCGGCCGGCGGCCTCACGGTCGCCCAGACCGGCCCGCCACTGCTCGATCAGGTACTCGCCCGCCGATCGGTACTCGATCTGGACCGGTGCGCGGTCGCCGCCCCGCATGGCTATCGCCAGGTCGGCCAGGCGGCTCGTCGAGGCTTGGGCCACCGACCGGGCCTCCATGAGCGGGCCGAGCTTGTTGTTGGCCGACACGATGTGGTCGCGGGCCCGGCCGATGAGTTCCATGTCCTGGTCGGACAGGTCGCGACCCTCGGACTGGGCGTCGCCGATCAGCTTGTCGATGAAGTTTTGCCGCTGGTCGATCTCGGCCGCGTAGTGGGACAGCATCGAGTCGGTGCTACTGGGCATGGGTGGGACCTCCGGAAACGCGAACGGGTAAGGACTCCACGCGTCCGTGGTTCGGCTGCGTCCCCCGCTACTGCCGGCCCACCCTGTGGTCTACAACGGCAGGTAGTTCAGCGACCAAGCGCATCATATGCGGCCTCGAGCCGCCAGGCGCGTATCCGGTCCAGGTTCGGGGTCTCCGCCGCCACCAGCGGCCCCACGGGACCCTCTGGGCGGGTTCTGACCGCTAACACCTTGGCGTCGGGGTAGGCGGGGTCGGGGGTCAGGGCGATATGGGACAGGAAGGCCTTCACGATCCGGCGCAGCGACCGCTCCTCCCAGCGCTGTTCCATCGGGGCGAACCCGGCCGACGCGTCGAGGATCTCTTCGTCGGCCAGCTGCAAGGTCTCGTCGCCCAGCGGCGTCTGCGCGATACGACACTCTGCTACGAGCCCCTGCTCGGCGTCGGGGTGGAACGCCACCGCCCTGCCCACCACCTTCGTGACGTCATGGTCCCGGTTCACCTTGACCCGGTTGGCCCGCCGGTCGATCCCGGTAAACGCCCCCCGGGAAACGACCTCGCGGACCAGGCGGCCCTGGAACTCGACCATCGTCTCGGACTCATACGGCATGACGACCAGGTCGATCGTGCGGTGCGGGAACGACACCTCCGACACCACCGCCGACCGGAACTCGATCGGGTTCATTTCAGGACCCCCTGGTAGATCGGCGCGGCGGCGATCTGATCGAACCGCTCCACCGCCCGGATCTCGTCGACCGACAGGACACCCAGGGCGGCATAAATCTGCTCGGTCTGCGCCCGGGTGTAGGGGTCGGGTTGGATGTAGGCGTCCCGGTTCAACTCGACCTGCGTGCCCCGGGGCAGCGCCCAGCCCGACAGGGCGCCCATCACCGCCGCCGCCTTCGGTCGCAGCGACGCCCGCCAGTGGTAATCGAACAGCGACACCACATTCGAGTAAGTCATCGAGTCGCCGCCCGACGGCAGGCCGACCAGGAACGGCGGCACCCCGAGGAGCACCGCGACCCTGGACTCGTTCCACTTCGACAGGTCGACCAAAGCCATCTGCTCCGGGTTGAGCTGCACCGTCTCCCACGACACCCCCCCGGACAGGACCGCCGGCGCCCCCAGGTTGGCGTTGCGGGCGTCGATCCACTGCTGCTGCAAGGCGCCGGCCTGGTCGGCGGTCAGCTCGTCGGGATGGGTCAGGATGGACGACAGGACCCCGCCCTGGGCGGCCACGTTCATCCCGTAGCGGGCCAACACCTGACCGGCGACCAGCCGCCCGGCGCCCACCTCCAACGGGCCGTGCCCGTGCGGGTCGACCGTCGACGACATGTACCGGATGTGCAGCATGTCGCCCGGCGGCACTTGGACCGACCCGATCTCATACTGGCGCAGGCCGCCGACCACCTCGATCGTGACCGCCCACGGCGGCACCACATGGAACCGGGCCGGCCACCCCGACGAGTACCGGGCCGTGACGACCACGAACACCTCGCCCACCGCCTGATAATCCCAGAACACCTGGCGGGCGAACTCCTCCCAGCAGGTGTACACGTCCGGGTCGGGATTATTGAGCCAATCGGCGTTCAAGGTGGCGGCGGGGTCGACCAGGTAGGGCGGCATCGACGCCAACACCGACGAGTTCAGATCCAGGCACGCCCAGGCGGTGTCGGTCAGGCTGGCCAACTGCATCGACGAGTTCCACAACGGGGTATCCCAACCCGACGGCCATCCCGCCCACGTCGACGGCACGACACGCGGCGGGGGACCGCCGGACCCTGTCGTCCCCCCCTCGATGGTGACACCGGGCGGCGTCGCCGGGACCGCCTGATCCCCGGGACGGATCGCCCGTTCCCACAGTCCCCGCACACCCGACGGCATCACCGGCGATGTTACTCCCCGGTAGCAACCCGGCCGCGGTTAGTGGACGGCGGGGACCTTGGCCGGGCGGGCGGCGGCGGACGCCGCCCACACCGCCGCCCGGATGAGGTGCAGCGGACCGGAGGCGACCAGCACCAGACCGGCCGCCGTTTCCCGGACCCTGGCCAGGGTGAGCGCCTCGTCGAGTTCGGGGGTGTTGTCGTGGGCGACGGTGCCGCCCATGACCAGGTCCCTGAACGTGGCCAACCCGACCCGGGTGTCTTTCGCCGCCCCGGTGTGCCGCGACCCGCCGACCCCGGCCGGTACCCGGTCGACCAGGGCGGCGGCGACGATCAACTGTCGCAACCCCCGCCCCTCAGCCAAAGCCTCGACGTCGGCCATGGCTGCCGCCCAGTCCGAGCACACCCACCCGTCGAGCTCGACCCGGCCGTCCTCGAGACGGGCGGCGGCGGCCACCGCCGCCCCGTAACCCATGTCGTCGTCGACCGCCACCCACAGCGGCCCGGCCGAGACCAGCCCGTCGGCGGCCAGCCCGTCCCACGCCCCGGCCGGAAGGAGCAGCTCGGAGTCGCCCGGCGTGGCGGTGATCCGCTTCGGCCACTGGTTGAGCCACTGGGCCCGGAAGAACTGCTCGGCGTCGGGTTCCTCCGGGTCGTCGATCTCACCCGAGCGGGCCAGGGTGAGCTGGCGTTCGATCAGCCGTTCCCGATGCACCGTCCAATGCGGCGACGCCGCCCGCCACCCGGCCCGGTCATCCAGCGCGGTGCCCTCCGGGGCCGACCACTCGATCAGCAGGTCCCCCGCCCCCGACTCCAACTCGCCCAGCGCGGCGGCCCGCCGGCCGATCATCAACGACGTCGCCAGCCGGTGCGCGGTCGACACCAGCAACAACTGCGGCTGCGAGCGTTCCACCATGGTCGGGGTCAGGCCCTCTTCGATCGACGACTCCCGCACCTTCCACGCCTCATCGGCCGCCGCCATCGACACGCTGTAGCCGTAGGTCGCCTCCTTGGCCCGCAGCATCCACCGCGACCCGTCGGCCAACACCTCGATCTCCTCCTGGCCGTTGACCTCCCGAACCTTGTAATCCTCCGGCCGCGCCTTCGCCCAGATCCGGGCCGGGCGTTGCACCTCCTTGCACACCGCCAGATCCTTCCCGGTGTGCAACACGTCCTGGGGTTCCCCGAACCGGCCGCCCTGATGGATCCGCCACAGGCACAGTTCGCGCAGCAGCCACGACTTGCCGAGCTGGCGGGACAGCGACACCAGCGCCGCCTGCCAGCACAACACCCCCGACCCGTCGACCTCCAACACCCGGGCGACGGTCAACCGCTGCCACCACCGCAGCGGCCGCCCCGACCGCTCCTCCGCCCAGGCGCAGAACTCCGTCCCGAGCGACCCGACCGCGGCGGGGTGGGGGACCGTCATCAGCCGGGGCCACACCGCATCCGGCGGCGGGCGCCGCAGATCGGCCAGCCAGTCGACCCGCCACCGGCGATCCTTGGCGTCGAGCCCGCCGCGCTCGGGCTGCGGCTCCGACGGTAGGGCGTCGGTCGCCGCCCCCGGCCGCCAGCGGCCCTCGACGACCAGGCGCGACGCCTCCCGGTTGCAGCGCCGGCACGACGGGACCAGCCGGCAGCACCCCGTCCCCTCCCGGTGGTGGTGCATCCCGATCGGCGGTTCGTGATCCGGTTCTGTCGCCTGGTCCCGGTGGCAGTGCTCACACAGAACAGGCGAACGGGCGAGCTGGTCGCGGAAACGGCGATAGCCCATCTCGGACCACGGGGTGCTAGCCATTCACGGCCGTTCCGGGGGGAAAATGGGGGGGTTCG